GTTTGCACGAGATCATCAGGTGCGCGCCCATCGTATGGTCGCGCGTTGCCGGAGTATTATCCAAATACTCCGGCAAACGGGTTTTAAAGTTCCTGACCACAATACTAGCGCTATTGCTGGCGCGTTGGCTTCACCGCACGGTGAGGTCAAAGGCTTTGTTTTGGTCTACTTATGTTCGGATAGGTAGATACTACAACCTGAGATACAACTGGATGCGGCCACGTCCAGATGTAAGGCAAGTACCGGGCTTGACGGGTCCGGAGCGTGTTGCTCATGAAGAGAGGCAACACGAAAATCTACTCCATTTGGCTGCCGAAGGCAGGGGGCGTTTTGTCTTTGACATTTCAGCTGATGTAGTAGTAAGAATGGGTGGACGACCCTCTTCCAAGGCACAGATCAAGTCAGCGCGTATGTTGGCTGGTCGCCTAATGAAAGAACATGGCCATCGTCCAGTGCACATCGTCCGGGACATACCCATCGTGATGTCAATGATACTAACTCCAACGGCTATGGAGAGAAGTGTCGATGCCATCATAAATTCAGGGGTAGTCTATGACCCCTCGATTAACAACCTTGTGAAGTTGATTTACAATGGCGGTTATGAGAGGAGGTCGGATGATTGTTAATGGTGCCCGGAGTACCTTGATGGATTTGACAGTGAGATCACACATGATGAGCAAGCAATATTTGCCCTTGCACGTGGTCTTGGTCATAAAGTCGTAGCCATCAAGTGCTTTGGGTACCAGAGATCTCGAGCTCGACGGTTGGTGAACTGTCACCCCGTGGGGGGTAGTGAGAGCTGGGGAGTGCACAACAACTCCAAAAGCAATCTGAAGCGTGCTCTTATTGAGCGCGTTCTCACTGTGGAGAGTGGTGGTAAACAGGTGTTACCGCCACAACCTGCAGTGGGGTTTGTTCGGTCTGAAATGGCTGGCTTTACGAAACGGCTTTTGCATGCTGTACGAAGAGTACCTACAATGTCCACGGATGAATTCGTCGATACTTATGTAGGTAGGAAACGTAGTATGTATGCCCAAGTCGCTAGTGATTTAGAATTCAATCCCGTCACAAGGAAAGATGCCTTCATCATGCCATTCATTAAGGATGAGAAGACGAATCTTACCCGGAAGGGTGATCCTTGTCCAAGGATCATCCATCCCAGATCAGCCAGATTCAATGTTGCTATTGGGGTACACTTAAAACCAATGGAGAAACCTATATTCCGTGGCATCGCGGCAATATTTGGTAGCACGACAGTCATGAAGGGACTAAACGCGAGTGAGCGGGGACTAATAATAGAAGAGAAGTGGAAACGCTTCAACACCCCCGT